GGCTGCGGGCATTGGTGCAATCGTTCGGTTGAATAACCACTTCAATAGCAACAACGGTGCTATTGCGGCTGGTACTCCTTCAACCACTGGCGTATAGGAGGGTTTGAATAATGGCTATTAGTAGAGCCCAACTCGTAAAGGAGTTGGAACCCGGCCTGAACGCATTGTTCGGAATGGAGTACGATCAGTATGATCGTGAGCACGAGATGATCTTCTCTATGGAGAGTTCGGACCGTGCATTTGAGGAAGAGGTCATGCTGTCCGGGTTCGGGGCTGCGCCTACCAAAGGAGAAGGTAGCGCGGTTGGCTATGACGACGCGCAGGAAGCGTACACCGCTAGGTATACGATGGAGACCATCGCACTTGCCTTTTCCATCACGGAAGAAGCGATTGAGGATAACCTCTATGATCGCCTAGCCTCGCGCTACACCCGTGCGCTTGCTCGTAGCATGAGCCAGACAAAGCAAGTTAAGGCCGCAGCGGTTCTTAACAACGCTTTCGACAGCTCGTATACGGGCGGGGATGGCATCGAACTTTGTGCTACGGACCATCCGCTCGTTAGTGGCAGCACTTTTCGCAATGAACTGAGCACTGCGGCAGATCTCAATGAGACGAGCCTAGAGCAGTCCCTTATAGATATTTCTAGCTTTGTTGATGAGCGAGGCCTCAAGGTCGCCGTTCGTGGAATGAAGTTGGTTATTCCGAAGGAACTCCAGTTCACCGCGGATCGTCTCTTGGAGTCCACCCTGCGTCCCGGTACTGCTGATAATGATATCAATGCAGTGCGGAACATGGGCATGCTTCCAGAGGGCTACGACGTTAACCACTTCCTGAGTGACACGGATGCGTTCTTCATTATTACGAACGCCCCCAATGGCATGAAGGGCTTTAATCGCGCTGCGATTAAGACTTCAATGGAAGGTGACTTCGATACCGGCAATGTGCGGTACAAGGCCCGAGAACGCTATGCGTTTGGTTGGTCGGACCCACGCGGCATCTTCGGTTCACCCGGAGCCTAAGACCAGCATAACGGGGGGGAGAGCGACGAGAATTGCCCTCCCCCTTGTTGTTTCTGGGAACAATAGCCCTAGCGACTGTCCCAGCAGACGCTTACGAAGACTCTAGGGCATATCTCTCGTAAGGGGAAAAAAGATGGCTAATACTACGTTTAACGGTCCCGTCCGTTCAGAAAATGGTTTCAAGGTTATAAATGTCGCCGCGGCAACGGGGGCAGTTACGGAAACGTCTTCCGTTGCCTCCACGGGTATTTTCACCAACAAATACATCAAGCATGTCGGTTACGCCACGGGCGTTACTGTTAATACCACGGCTGGCGACAGCCCCGCGATTGGTGAGTTCACGCAACCCGCCAATACGATCATTACCAACATCAAGATTTTTTGTGCGACGGCCCCTGTGATTGGGTCCGGTGACATTGGCTACGAGGTGGGAACTTCCAGCTCCGGTGCTCAGATTGTTGCAGCGCAAACAGATGAAATCTTGGACGCTGGCACAACGGTCGTGGTTGGTAACGTCACGGTAACGTCTTTGGTTCTTCAGACACAGGACACTACGACTGCTCCGGCATCTGTCCAATATACGTCCGCAGCAAGAACCATCTACTGCAACATCACCAACACGGTGGATGCCACCACGGCAGGCTCGTTCACGTTTATCATTGAATACGTGCAGATCGCTTAATTGAGAGGGGGTCTCTAGCCCCCCCTCTCCTCTTAAAGGAGTCGGACATGGCGGATGCCGTAACTGCTACAACGGTGCAAGATGGCCCCAGAAGAGCTATCATCTACTGCACAAACACGAGCGACGGAACCGGGGAAGCTGCCGTTGTTAAAGTAGACGTGTCCGCGCTTGCATCTTTGCAAGACGGGACTGCCTGCACGGGGGTTCGTATTGAGAAGATTACGTTCGCCAATGTCGGGATGGGCGTCAAACTTCTCTGGGATGCTTCCACTGATGTTATTGCTGCGGAACTTCCAGCAGACTATTCCGACACCCTGGATTATTCTGACATGAGCGGTCTTCCCAATGTTGCCGCCTCCGGCGGTAACACGGGGGACATCCAGCTAACAACGGTGGGACACACCAGCGGAGACACCTACTCAATAGTCCTCCACTGTTTAAAAGATTACTCGTAAGGCCTTAAAAGATGCCGGACGGGTGACATGAGAGGTTTCTTATACTATGGCTGTTTCTGGTTCCAAGGACTTTGAGCTTAACGTAGCTGAGTACATCGAAGAAGCCTTCGAGCGTTGCGGTGCAGAGTTCCGTACGGGATACGACGCGGAGACATCTCGCCGTTCCTTGAATCTTCTCTTTGCGGATTGGGCTAACCGAGGTCTGAATCGTTGGACAATCAAGCAGTTCACTCAAACTCTCGCTGTTGGGGTAGAGACGTACCCGGTAGGGACTGTCACGGCGACTGTCGGAGCCTCCACTAGCCTTACCGTCGGAGAAACCATCACTGGTTCCAGCAGCGGCACGACGGCGCAGATAATAACAAAGCCTACTTCCACCACCCTTACCGTCACGGTTCCTTCGGACGCCTTCACTGCCGGGGAAACTATTACGGGAAGCAGCAGCGCGGCGACTACCACAATAAGCGCAGATCCCAGCCTAGAGGACGTGCGGGCAACCGTGGATATTTTGTCTGGCGTGATCCGCAGGAGCAGCTCGGATATTTCGATCACTCAGATAAGCCGGGGCACGTATCTGACCATTCCAACAAAGTCCACCACCGGGCGTCCGATACAGTTTTACTTTGACCGCCAGATAACCCCCGTATTGAAACTGTGGCCGTCTCCTGAGAACAGTACAGATCAATTTATCTACGACCGGATGGTGCGTGTAGACGACGTGGATGCCTCAGTGAATACTGTAGACGTGCCGTTTAGATTTTATCCTTGTTTGGCTGCTGGTCTGGCTTATTACCTAGCCCTGAAACGTGCCCCTCAAAGGGTACAGGTCCTGAAGGCTCTCTATGAGGAGGAGTTTGAACGGGCGGCCTTGGAAGACAGGGACAAGACAAATACATTTATTATTCCGTCCTACCCCTATCTGAGTGCGACGGGTTGATGGCTAGGTTCGCCTCAAATAAATACGCCCTCGGCATTTCTGACAGAAGCGGCGCTGCATATCCTTTGCGCAACATGCGGAAAGAGTGGACAGGCCTGCTTGTTGGAAAAGACGAGTGGGAGTCTAAGCAGCCGCAGTTGACTGCTCTCAGGGTCGTGGCGGATCCCGAAGCTTTGAGAGATGCCCGGCCCGACAGGACAGAACCCGCGGTAGCCGTTCTGTTGGCTTTTAATGCTTTTACTTCTGGAAGTTCAGGATCCTCCGTTATAACCGTAAGTGAGCCGGGCAACAGTAGGAGCACGGGGGATGTTGTGCGCTTCCGAACGGTCGAGGCTTTTGACGGATTTACGGAGGCGGCCTTGGAGTCCGCCAGCGGATATTCTATAACTGTAGTAGACAGCAGCACGTACACCTTTACGGTTAGCGGAGAGACGGCTTCCACGGGATCTGTTCAAGGCGGGGGTGCTGCTTCCGCGGGGCCCGTGACGCTGGTAAGTTGAGGGCTAAGATATGGCGTATACATTCACGACCTTGAAAACAGCGATACAGGACTACGTGCAGAGCACGGAATCGACCTTCGTCAGCCAACTCCCGAGGTTTATTATAAATGCCGAAGAGCGCATTCTAAAGGAGTGCCAGTTAGACGTATTCCGTAAGTCGTCCCAGGGGACCGGAACCAGTGGCTCCGCCTTCTTGCAAAAGCCTTCTGACTTTCTGGCCCAAAACTCTCTAAGTGTTATAGTGTCTTCGAGCAAGACGTTTCTTTTGTACAAGCAGGCTACGATGCTTCAGGACTTTACTCCCGACCCTGCAACTATAGGAGTTCCCAAATATTATGCTGATTGGGACGAGGCAACATTTCTTTTAGCCCCGACGCCAGGGACAGATGGGCCTCCAGGGAGCGGCTATACATTTGAGTTACACTATCTATACCGCCCTCTGTCTATTACAGAAACAGGGGACGGCACTAGCTGGCTCGGGACAAATGCCGAACTGGCCCTTCTGTACGGGTCCTTGGTTGAGGCGTATACTTTTCTGAAGGGCGAGGCTGATCTTTTGGGCTTGTATAACCAGCGTTTCCAAGAGGCCTTGCAGTGGTTGAAGAACCTTGGAGAGGGGCTGCAAACCCGAGATCAGTACCGGTATGACCGTGTCCGGAAGGACGTGGCGTGATGTTGGAGGCATCCAGCAACGGCAGCTTAGGGGACGTGTTTGTGTTTACGTCAAACGACGGGGGCCACTCGCCTGACGACGTAGCTGAAATGGCCTTAAATAAGATAATATCTGTTTCAGAGGACGCACCTTCTTTCATACGGGATCAGGCCCTGGCACACAGAGACCGGTTGAAAAAAGTTCTGGTTTTTTATATGAATAAGATGGCCCAGAGCGAACGGACAACGCTCTGGGCGTTGTTAGAGAAACAGGGCCACGCCGACATGGCTGAGATTATAAGGAGACTGTAATGGCTATCGGAACCTCCGCAATCTGCGGAACATTCAAGAGAGAGGCATTGGCGGGGATCCATTTCCTTACCGCACACACCCGTACAGGGTCGAGCGCCATTTCGGCGGATGCCTTAAAAATCGCGCTTTACACCAA